GTCAAAAACCGTGCTGTGACGCTCATAGCCCACGTAGCCCCTGGGGTTGCTGACCACCCGAGTTTCGCCAATCATGTAGTCCACAGGATCGTGCATGTGGCCATGTGTCCAAACACGAATGTTTTCGTTGTCCAGAATGAACTCACTAAGGTCACTGGCATAGCCACCATTCATCAGCGTGTCGTGAACAAAATGCTCGGGCACACTCTTGAAGCTGGGAGCATGGTGCGTCATGACAACAAACGGACGATCACGGTGCTCACTAAGCACCTTCTTAAAATAACCCAGAGTATTGATGTGGGTACGAAAGGTGTACTCAGGAACCAACTTGTGATAGAGCCCTTTGTCCTTGTAGTAGTTCTGAATAACCTTGTAGTCATTCATCATGTGCTTGAGATGGTATAAGGTTAGGCTGTCAGCATTGTTGCAGTTGGTCCAAAGTGTAGCACCCATAAACATGACACCTTGGTGCTCAATGACTTCGTTTTCCAATACGGTAACGTTTGGGGGCATTACACTCTTAAGGTTCTCATAGGTCTGGTCAAAGCGTCCACGATAGTGTTCGTGGTTGCCCATTACATAGAATACCCGGTTGTATTTGGCACACTCATGCCAAAAGAAATCATAGTAACGCAGGTTACCGGGCTCGTAGGGTTGGGCTCGTGTACTATGAAAATCACGTAGCACTGCCTTGGCCTCAGCAATGTCTCCACTCAGAATGAGTACATCGCCGCCAGGTAAGGTCATTGGGGCAAACTCAAGGTGGAGGTCACTGACAAGATTGATTTTCATGTAGTTATTATAACAGCATATTATTTAATAGTCAAGAAAAAAGGCACTCGAAAGTGCCTTTTGGGGTACGCTCTAGCGTTTAGGCTAGGCCAAGTGCCATGGCCTTGTAGCCTGCGGCTACGATAGCGCGGCTGGGCTTGCCCATGCGATACTTGGTAGTAACGCGGCCCTTGGTGTCCTTGTGCTGATTAGCGTAGACAGCATATCCGGAGAAGCGGATATCGCTAACGCTAGCACGAGGATTCTTAAGACCAAAACGGACACGGATTTGTCCTTCGGTCAAAGCTTCACCAGCTTGCAGGGCGGTCAACAAACGACCAGTTTTGGTTTCTGAAGAAATACGCATTTATTAATCTCCTATTAAATGTGTAGCTGATTAACAGCATCATTCTATTGTATAGAGTTCAAATGGAAAAAGCAACGATTAGTTTTGCCGTTTTAGTCTTTGTCTGCCCATTCCACGGGTTGCCAGCCTAGGCTAGCAAGGTCTGCCTTGATCTCCTCGGTCACGTGACCTTCAGCTACGTAGCCTTTACGTGCTAGATCGTGCCCAGCATTGTAGGTGTCAGGTTCATCGCCACCACCAATACCCGAGCAGTACCAATCCATGTAGTCACCACGTTCCAGGATGTCTGCGATCAGGCCGCCGGCATAGCGCCAGGTACAGCTCCAGTACTGGTCTTTGAGGATGTTCATGACCTCTATACGTTGCCAACGCATGTTACAGAGTGCGGCGTAGAGGTTCTGTGCGTAGCTGTCATCTTGACACTTTTCAGCAATCATGTCGCTGGTACGCAGGTCGTACTCCAAGTTGTCCTTGGCCCATTCAGGATCTGCTTCCGTCTCTCGCTTGTGTTCTTCAGCAGTTTTAAACATGGCCAAATAGGCCGGGTCGGCCATTTTGCCTTGCTTTTCCCTGTAGGCAATGTACTTTTTCATCTGCGTCGGTGAGGCGTTGGTGCGTAGTTTAGTCATATTGGTATTATACAGGCAGTGGCGATTTTGGTCAAGAAAAAAGTTTGGGGAGTTACCCCCAAACTTCGTAATACTTCTTCATAGCAAAGTATCTGGCTAGTAGAAGTCTAGTCTGTGCGTAGTCGGAAATCGGTTCGTCATCTGACTCATGATGTACCAGCTTAGGTCTACGAACAGCACTAGAGCATAAGAACTCGTCATCCGGTGCGTCCAATGGGTCAACATCTTGGAACCGGATGGCGGTTAATCTATGCGGATTACTTCTTAGGAGCTTCGGTTTTCGCGGTAGCGGCGGGTGCGACGCTTTTTGTATCAGCCTGTTTGGCTACCTCCTTTTTAGCAGGAGTAGCGGCAACGGGTGCGCTGGCAGGTGCAGCCGGGGCCTTGGCAGGCTCAGAGGCAAAAGCGGTAGCGGCAACAAGGGTAGCAATCAAAGTAGCAACGGTTTTCATAGCAAGTTTCCTTTCGGGTTATACGCAGGCATTATTGTCTGCGTACATATATAACGCGGTAGCTTACTATTACGTTGACTTCTTTAGGGCTATTTCACCCGTTTCTTCATTGACATCCCACTCTAGTACATCACCAATGTTCCAGCCTTGACTCTCAATGAGTTCGTCAGGCAAGGGCATAATGATGTCTCCGGTTTCAGGGTCTTCTTCAAGTTCGACGATCCAAGTCGTATCAGATGTTTTTTCTATTTTAGAAACGTCGGTGCGTGGATCTATAGGAGATTTCACAATGTTTCTACCCTAGTAACATTCATAATCTTAAAGCTACGCCAGCCATTGGCATCTGTGACCCAGACGGACATATTTTCCGGAATACGTTCATCTTCGGGGACATCCTTTTTAATCCCTTCGCCAATCGGCTTGGGTAACAGATCGGGTTGTAGAGTACAAGGCATGGTCCTTGTTTCTCCATTTACCTTGGTGAATGTGATTTGGTACACACCCGTTGTCAACAGGTCCTTAAGAAAGATTCTGCGCTCGGATAAGGTTTCGCCTACTATTGTGATATCAGCCATTATTCAACCTCAAAATATTGTTTAAGTAGTTGGGCGCCGTCAGAGTGACCTGCCGCATCTAATAGCTTCACAGCCTCTAGTACTAGAATATCTGAATAAGTGTCCAGCAACTTTCCGCCTACACTGGGATAATGACTGCCGCCGGCGGCTAAAGCGATGTCATAGTATTTAGGTTTCATCTTCATGTTTTTAATGCCTTTAGGGTTTGTTCTTGTGCTCTGCGTTCAAGGTCTGCTTCTTCTGCGGCACGGATCTTGTAGGCCATAGCACCCATAAACTCTTGTACCGCCTCTTTGCCTGCTTCGGTAAAGTGGCTGTAATTTTCGCCTACGCTACTATGGTAATAATACTTGCTGTCGCGGATTATTTCTTCTATGCTACCATAGATTAAATGTTTAAGTGCGCTTTTTTCCATGTTAAATTTTCTCACCAGCTTCAAAGCCACGGAATCGGAGGAACCTCGGAAAACGTAGCGAATAAGTGCCATCTTGATTTTGTGTAATCGCATCTGCTCTCACTTCCACAAGCTGGCCAACCAGTCCAGTGCTATCATCCCAAAAGGAAATACGATCACTATCACTAAACCCACTACCAACATTTGTTTGAATATCTCTTCCGTCGTCGACTCCTGAGCAGACAAGCGCCCCCAGTCGTCCTGCATTTTTTCCGGTTCCTTCTTCAAGATTAGTTACCTCCAAGGTTACTTCAATGAAGGGCTTGAGTTTAAGCCACGCCACTGAACGTTTACATTCGTACTTAGCTTCAGGGTCCTTGATCATAATACCCTCATATCCGCCTGCAATGGCCTGCTGATTGATAGCACGGAATCGTTGTTGCCCCGCATCGGTGTCCAAATCAACTAGTTCTTGTGCGAGGATACGAAAGTTTGGCAGGGCCTCGTCATTACCGTCGTACCACTCTTTAAGTTGTCGGCTTCTAGCATATTGTTTGGCCTTCCACTGACCTTGTTCAAAATTACTCAGTGGCAAGCAATCAAAGAGATATAGGATAGCATCTTTAGCATCAACGTCACTTTTACGATGTACCTGCTTCATCAAGTCTTGAAAGCTAGTACTCATAATTTCGCCATCGAAGACCATTGGCTCAGAGAACTGACTAGCCACCGTGGCTAGCTGCTCTTTTAGATGCGGAAAGTTTACCAGCTCTTTGCCATTGCGTGAAAACTGATCGACCCTACCGTCAGGGTAAACAATAGTAATGACACGTACACCATCAAGTTTGACCTCAATGAGTTTCCGCCCAGTAACCTTACCCTCATGATTAGCACTGTCATGAGCAAGCTGACAGCTAAAAACAGGAACAGCATATTCAGGCCACTCTTTCTCTACAACTTTGTTAATGGTCTTGTCACTGACGCCACAGCGCAGGTCTTTGATAAGAATTCGACGGTACCAACCGTTCCATTGTGCGTTGGTGCAGTTGCTCATCAATTGTTCTAGTGTGCCACGAGCAAGGTTGCCAGTAAAGCTACGATTAACAAAACCAGTAAGGATCAAGGAAAAGCTATCCCAATCTACACCGGGACCATCTGCGCCTGTGCGCTCGGGTACTTTAGCAACACCAAAGGTAACCATTGAGTCCAAGGCCAGGCGACAGCCTTCAAAGAACTCGCTGTTACCGGCTCGCGCCTGTTCAAAGACAATCTGCTCTTTGTTAATACGGCTGGAATGTTTTTCCAGGTCGGAGATTACTTGCCAAGGCTTATCCATTTTCATGCTCCGTTAAGGTCTGCCACATACGTTTCTTTTCTTGAAATTCATAATAGCTAGTACGAACTCCGTCTTTATCATTGATCCAGTTCTTGACTGCTCGTTCACTGCCCCAGCACAAGGCAGGTGCATTGTGAATCATCCACTTGGCGATGTCTTCTAGATACTTTTTGTTCTCCGTGTCTGCTCGACTGACTGCGCCAACAAAATCGTTAGTTAAAACAGCAGACAAAAAAGACCCCGGTCGGTATCCGTGTAGGATATAGTTCTCAAAGGACTCCCGAGTGTGCTGTGGCACCTCGGAATAGTTCCAGTTTAACCAAAGTTCTTTCATGATTACCAACTGCTATTATAAAACACTCGAAGACCAACAAACAACTCTGCGCGAGCGTTTCGGACAAACTCAAGATCTTGATCCTGGTAATATTCGTCCGAAGAGTCGCCAAAGAAAAAGCCTGTGGTCTCGGGTAGTTGACCGTGAGTCACTGCACGTTCCAGTTCGTCAATATCTTCCCAGGTGAGCTCAAGTTCAACGCCGTTGAAAGATGAACCAAAGTTGCTTTCCTCTGGCGTCCGGCCTTCAGCCTTGAGTTTGCGTTCCCACAACCGTTCCATCCACCCCTGAAGGTTAGGATGCTTGCGCCAGTAGGCAATCTCGCGGGGCCTAGGAAATTTACTAACCCACTCCTTGGTTTCCTCGTTGTATTCTGTGGTCTCGTAGTATTCTTCTCGAGCACCAGCCTTGGCGGCCACGTAGGCGTATTGATCAAGTCCCATATCAGTCTTTCACAGGTTGAAGTTTGGTTAAAGGAACAATGTACAAGGGCTCCTGCCGAACAGGATCCGGGGTCATAAGAAAGTGTTCTTCGCCAGTGCGCTTGGTGTCAGTGACACTGGGCCCAATGTAGTAGAGCACCGTATCCGGCGACAAGTCGTAGTGCTGTGTTTTAACTCTGAATCTCATTGTACGCTTTCAATATGCTTACACCGGCCACGGAATCTAAAACCGCTACAGGTACAATTATAACCGGAATCTGTCTTTTCCACAAGATAAATGTCGCCTTTCGAGCCTTTTATTTTCCATTGTGGGTTTTTTGTTACTTCTTCAGTTTCGATTGCGTATCCAAAAGTGTTTGGTACTGCCTTAAAAGTTCGTCCGCGAAGGTCGAGCTTGATTGGGGCTTTGAATTTGAAGACAGCTCGGGTGCCTGCACGAACGTAGGCAAAGGCCTTGGATTTGTCATCGCTGAGGAGGTAGGTGTGATTGGGGGTACTAGTTTCCCACTTGGTAGTTTCTTCATAGAACTTCATCCTGCGCCTCGTTAGAAACTTGCAATAAACTCAAGCTCAGAAAGAGCTTCCTCTACACTATCGAAGCCACACTCGTCGATACCTGTGGCATAGTGGATCATGTAATAGGGACCATTGCCTGGACTGGCTTCTTCGTCGATGCCAACTTCGCCAACACCTTCTACTAGTTTAAGAATGGTCATTTCGGGCTCCTTGCTGTCTATGTATGTATTATAGCAGTTCGGGCTCGTTTAGTCAACCGGGTTATTGCGCTCTGCGTCAAATTTTGCCTGGGCAAGTTTAGTATCATAGATCATCTTAGCACCCATGCCCAGCAGGGCCAGACTGACGATTACGCCTAGGACTTCGATGGGAATCAGAAAAATTGCGGCAGGAATCGCGATTCCGATTGCTGTAAGTCCCAGAAGAGTTTTGGCTGTTTCTTTGAGAGCTGTTTTTTGAATAGCATTCATTTTGATTTCCTTTTTGCTGTTTATGTGTATATTATACACTAAAACGGTCCGGGCTGTCAACCGTTTTAGTGGCTGTTCAGTGCAGGCGCAGAACCATTGATGATTTCGCGCTCGTATGCGTGAGCGGGCTTGCGTCCACGCACAACGTCAACTAAAAGCATTACAAAAGCTTCAGCACCGTGTTCGCGGATGCTACGGCACAGGGCCCAGTCCTTGTTTTCAGTTACTGCGCGGCGGATATGCTTTTGGAGACGCACTTTAAGAGCTTGCTTAACGGCGTTTCCGCAGACCGTAATACCAACATAGCTTTCGTTGGTGTTAGTGTTTACTAACATATATACGGCGTGCTTACGATCGGAGCGGGCTTTGCGTTTCATCATGTATGTATTATAACGCAAAACGGGCCAGCTGTCAACCGAAAAAGTAGTACTAGAAAAGTACTACTTTTTGGTTAGTTAGTACTAACTAACTTTGCGGTATTCTGCCCGGTAAAAACACTCGGAATCTCCGCTTGCGTATTCCCGACAAAAACGCTGGGCTTCTTCCTCGGTAGTAAAGTAGGTCTCCCCCATTGGGCGCTGACCGTAACCTCTTTCGTACTCTGTCATTGTGACTTTGTACAGGGGACCGGGGTTGTGGACTTGTGCCATTTTGGGCTCCTTTCTCGGTGGGTTATTAACTACTATAGTTGTAGTATACGAGAAACCGGTCCGTTTGTCAACCTTAATGTAGGGTAGTTGGTCGCGTTAAAGCAACACCTATATCAGCTATTTTAAAGATCTTAAAAATCTTCATAATTTCCTTAGGCGGTTCCCCATCCATCTCGTCGGGGCAGAAAAATGTTTTAAGTGTTCCATCTTGGCCTACGATGAACCCATAATCTGTAGCGTCAATGTCTAAATCATCATCTTCAACAAAATCTGATTCAACTGCTTCTCGCACTTCTAGTGCTTTTGGTTTGCGTGACATACTAGGCCTTTCGCTGTATTACGTATTTACTTATAAAACATGTGATCGTCGATTTTAGTAACCGGCTTCAATTTCCAACCAGGCTTTAGTCCAAGTCTATGGAAATGTGTTGCACCTTCTGTGATGTCTACCATATCTTTACGGTCACGACTTAGAAGGTCATAGGCTACTTGCTGGCTCTGCTTCCAGGCTCCGCTGTTCTTAACTTCTTTGCCGTCCTCACAGGTCCATGAGAACTGACAGGTATTGCCAACTCGTTGGTTTACAACACCGCACACCGTTTTAGGATAGTTTGGATTCTTCATGCGGTTAAGTACAACTTGACCCACAGCGATTTTGCCTACCAGACTTTGTGTTGCGGCTTCGAAGTAGATGTTTCGAGCCATACATTGTAGTTCTGCGGCATTAACAGGTACCGTTCTTAAATTGCTCAAACTAGGCATAACGGTGGCCTGTGCTACATTTTTTAGGACCTCTTGGGTCTCAGATACTATGGTTTGATATTGTTGGACATCTAGAGATTGTCTAACGTTAAAACTCAGCGACACCATTACAATAAATGACGTCAAAACCATCAGTATCCTATTACGTGCATTATCTGCGTACATAATAGTCTCCTTTCAGGGTAAAATATTTACTGAAATGTTATCTTAGTAATAGTAACACATAACTCAGTAAAGAGCAAAGGGCAAAATAGCCTTAAAAACTGATTCCTTTGAGGCTGTTTGCGTATTCCATTGCATCCATTTTGGTTCCGGGTCTGATTCCGAATACCGCTAGTCGTCCTAAATTACGACCCTCGATTAGGCTAGCCTTGAGTGCGTCACCATAAACGTTATCTTTGGCAGATCCTTCTAATACGGATCCCATACCCAAGCTCATTGGATCCACACCATATCCGTGTAAATTACCAGCCATACTGACTAGGCTTTGTGTGCTAGCAGAAACGTCGGTATTAATTGATGCCACACTAATGTTGCTCTTTTCTGTAGATAGGCGTTCGGTGATATCAATTGCTGCCGCCTTGGCTTTGTTTAAGGTTTCAATTAACTCTGGCTTAGAGTTAATGTTGTAAATTAAGGTATCTAATGTGTCGGGGTCAAGATTGTCAGCATTAGTTGCCATATATTGTGCCAAGTCCTGTACTTCAGGGCTGTTTTCTAATAGGTCAGATTGGATGCTGGCTAATTCTTTTATTTTATCAGTGTAACCTACTCCGGCTACACTTCCCATCATATCAGTTAACGTTGGGTTACCAAGTTCCCCTGACCCCTTGCCTAGTGTAGATGATAGGTCTATTTCCATATCACTGGGCACTAGAGCACCTAGTTCTTTTAGTCTAGGAAAACTCTTAAGCTCTAGGCTGCTATATAATTTTCCCATCGCAGCTATATCTTTAAATCTGCCTCCGATATTGCTGAACTTACGACTTAGATCGTCCACGGTAGGGTTGTCTCCTAGAGCACTTTGTGCTTCGGGAGTTAGTAGGTTGTCAATTTGAAATATATCTGCCAGTGTGTTGATACTAGCGTTTGGTGGAGGAACAAAGCCTGTGGAGTCTAGAATCTCATTGAGGTCGCTGCCTATAATCCTGCTCATTACGTCTAAGACCACGGTAGGATTAGAGTCAGCTAGATTTTCCATATCTAGGCCCTCTTCTTCTAACATAGCTTCAAGGTCACCTACGCTTCCGAGACCTTGGTCAATAAGATTGGATGCTACACTGCCCGGATTTGTCATGTTGGCCAAGTCGCTAGTAGTAAACATTGTACCAAAACTCGGCAACTCAGCAGCCAGGGTGGGTAGAGTATCTACATTAAACTGACTGCTTACACCTCCAGTTAAGACATCGTCGTAATCAGCAAAGGTAAATCCCATGTCGTCAAAAGAACGTCCTTGTGCTTGTGCTAATGCGCCAGAAAAGCTAAATGAAGTTGCGGCGTGGCTGCTACTTTGTCCAAAAACGCTGGCGAATCCTTTGGCTCCATTTGCCACTATACTATCAGCCTGTGATTTAATTGCATCTATTAGATTGGTACTGGTTCCAATGCCACCTGCTCCCGGCGCCGGCATGCCTGAAAGAACACTAGGCAACAAGGAGAGCGATGCTTTAATTTCGGCACTTCCAGAGGCGTAAGCAGATTGAACCATACTGCTAAGACCTGCAGAGTTAAAGCCATTGGTGGCATCACCGAGGTCAGGACTAACCTGTACGCTGTCATCTTTCAGCATGCCCGATCCTGCTATAACCATTAATCCTGTTAGTGCTGCCATATTAGTTTGCCAAGTTTGCTAGTCCTGTGCTAGCCACACGATGATTCATCATTGTCAGTACACGATTTACTGGTAGTACTTTTAGACCAGTACCAAAGTAAACGCTACAATGTATCCATGCTTTAAGACCCCCGCCACCTGTGGTTGCATATTCTAGTATAAGCTGATCATAGCTGATGTTGTCTTTCATCCACTGTGCTATAGCAAAGTAATCATTGGGATTAATACTGCCGCCACCGGATCTATTAAACTGTATGTCCATGCCCTGGCCAGTGCCATGGGGGCCGGCGCCAATACTTGCCCCGGTTCTTAGGTTGTTAGTAATGATAGCATTAGGGTATCTAGTCTTTAAAGGTTCCCAGATGTTATAGCATAGGTTGCCTAGGTTACAGACAATCTCGTCGGGTCTAAGTCCCATCTGTGGACAGACTGCTGTATACTTGTGGTTAGGTATCTGTGGGAAATCGTAGATGAATTCTTTCAATCTAACGTTAGGAGTGATCAGTGTGTTTAGATTAAAGCTTTGATGTATGGCAGTACAATCAACCTGTGTTCCTGTAATATTAGGCGGTGGGCGGCTGTCAATTTCTTTGGCAACAGCGTTATCACCCTTGTCTAAATCTTCCTGTTTGTAGATACCGGCTGCTACCTGAGCTTCTCTGTAGGCCTTGGCACGAGCGGCACCACCAGGAGTTCCATCGTCAACATCATCCATTCCAACCTGCGCTGCCGCTAAGGCAGCGGCACTAACCGAATTTGCGGCAGCGTTTTGTGCTGGAATACTGCCTGAATTCCCAGGGGCAGAGTTGCTGTCACCTACAGTAACGGTGCTGGCAAAAGGTATCTCGCTGTAGGTAACTGGTCCACTCATGATGTAATAATACTACCCTTGGTAATAGGCTTAATGCCTGTGGTTGTTTCTGTATAGTGATCACGTAGTTCGTCAATGACTTCGCAGGTCATCATTACGTGTTCACGATTAACTTCTACTGACTTATCTTTGTTTAGACTAAACATAGCCTGCATAAGCATAAGTCCTTTGGACCCAGGAATGATGACCATTGGACGATCAACAATGTATCCGGAGTCCTTAATCTCAATGATTTTACCAATGACTTCGTCGCCATTGACCAATTTGAAGGCTGCTATATCACCTGCTGTGATTCTTGAATTTGATAATAACATGTTAACTTTCTAAACGTTGCTTGAACTCATCGGCGGTTAGTTTTGATAGACCTTGAAATCCGCCCTGTACAAAAGGTTTTCCGTCCTTGTAAATTTGAGGGACGGTGCGATGTCCTTCAGACAAAATAAACTCACGAGCAGAGTCATCTTCGTCGATTTTGATTTCTTCAAATACAACATCTCTGCTTTTTAATAGTGCCTTTGCCTGATCGCAAAAAGGGCAGTTCTTCTTACTGTAAACTTGTAGCATTATAAACTAAATCCTTTGAATGTATTTTCTGTTACGTCTTGTTTAGTACCACCAATGACGTACTGAGTAATCTCAGTCTCTTGAGGAGCAACTTGAACTTCTGCGCCAGCAATCCATTTAGCAGTCCATGGCAAAGGATTACTTCCTACCTTTAGATTGTGCTTCAATCCAATGGCAGTCATACGCTTGGCTGCAATCCAATCGATGTAATCGCAGAGTAGTTGTTTATTTAAGCCAATCATACTGCCATCTTTGAATAAGTACTCTGCCCACTGCTTCTCTTGTTCGACGGCGTCCTGGAACATTTTCAAGCAGATATCGTGCGTTTCCTCTTTGATTTTCACATAATCAGGGTCGTCTTGAGGCAGTAATTTGATCAAGGTCTGTGTACTACCCAAGTGTACGTTTTCGTCTCTGCAGATCAGTTTAATGATCTTGGCATTGCCTTCCATCTTCTTTAGTTCGGCAAAGGCCCAAGAGCAGGCAAAGCTAACATAGAAACGAATACCTTCTAGGGCGTTTACACTATTAACAGCTAACCAAAGACGCTTCTTAAGCTCATAAGAGTCAATGACAACTTCTTGTCCATTGACCGTATGTGTACCCAAACCTAATAGATTGTAATAACCGCCATATTCAATCAAGCCGTCGTAGTACTTGCTGATATCTTTGGCGCAGTTTACAATCTCTTCGATCTGCATTAGC